GTATTGATAATAAAGGAGAAACAGAGTTTGTTAAAGAACTAGGTAAACTAGATGCTAAAAAAGTTAATGATGCTATGACTTTAAGAGATACAGCAGTGGCTTCTTTAAATACATTTAATACATTAGCACAATTAAATAATCAAGAACTTGTTTCAGGAACATTTGCTAGTGGTAGAGTCGGGGCATTAAACTTATTAGATAGTTTAGGAATAACAACACAAAAAGATAAAGCAAAACTTGCTGCTTCAGAGAACTATATTAAAGTATCTAAAGATGCTGTTCTACAAACTCTTGGTGGTAAACTCGGTGCTGGCTTCTCTAACGATGATCGTAAGTTCATTGAAGGACTTGTACCACAACTTGAGAATAGTCCAATTGCACGTAGACAGTTAATTACATTTATGCAGAGCAAGTATAAAGGTATTGCTGACGAGGCAACAAAACTAGAAACATACGCACGTACAAATAAATCGTTAAGTGGATATTCACCAACAATTCCTTTGCCTGTTCCAACAAGTACACAACCTACAATGACTTTAGAGGAGGTTAATAAACGACTTAGAGACGCAGGTATTAACCCTGATACTGGTAAACCTTTTGCAAAGTGATAGATAATGGCTACTGAAAAAGAAATTCAAGATTTATTAGCACTACAGAAGAAACTTCAAACTAATGACTATGTAGGTTATGCAGAGAAGTCAGTATTAGAGTCTCCTGCTACTGCTAAAGAGCTTATTACAAATACTTTAGAATCTCTTGGTAAAGGCTCTGCTAAAGGTATTCTTGATTTAGTTGGTGGATGGGAGAGTCTTTATAATTACTTAAAGGCTGATAAAGATCCAGAAGCATTTAAACCAACAAGAATACTTAATGCTGTAAAAAGTTTAACAGGTGTGAATCTAGAATCTGCTCCATACCAAACACCTTATAACATAGGTGCTGCTGGTGCTCCTGCTGCTGCAACAACTCTACTAGGTGTTCCAGGACTATTTAACGCTCCGCAGGGTGCTGGTATGCTTACTAGGGCAGGTGCTGCAGCGAAAGAGTTTGGTGTAGCAGGTAGTTTTGGTGCTGCTGCTCCATTGATTACAGAGTCTTCATTAGGTCAACTTGCAATACAAGCATCACCTTACTTAGCTAAAGGGGGTGTGTCTGGATTACAGTCAAGAGCTAGAGCACCTGAAGGAATGTTTCCTCCGTTAACAGAAACACAAAACTTATTAAATATCGGTCCGTTAACTCCAGGACAGCTCACAGGCAATAGACAGCAACTAGCTACAGAGGCAAGAATAGCTGCATCGCCTAAAGCAGAAGTGTATCCTGCGTTTGTACAAGAGCAATCATTATCAGTCTCTAATTATTTAGATAAACTATTTAATAGAGCAGCTTCTACATCGCTATCTCCTGATAAATTAACTGAATCAGTAGTAGGATCTTTTAACAATTATGGTAAAGCATTATCAACACGTTTACGCTCAGACGCTGCTAAAGACTTTAATGCTGCTAAACGTGCTGGCGGTACAGTAGATACAACACCAATTATTGATGTAGTACAGCAAAGACTTGCTAGTATTCCTCCTGAAACTCCAGGACTAGAATCATTACGTGGTTCTTTAAGTAAGATATTAGATGAGTATGTTGTACCTGAAGTTGCTCCTACGTCCACACCAAGTTTAATACTTGGACCAGGAGGAGCACCTGCTCAGACAATAACTACCCCTGGGACTCCTGCTCAAGCAAACCGTATTGATATTGCAAGATTACAAAAGAACTTATCAGCATGGGGTGAAGCAGCCTACTCAGGTAAAGCAGACTTTGGTAAAGGAAACATCTTTGAAGGTGTTGCCCCTGGAGAAGCTAAAGGTATTGCACGTTCAGTCTTAGGAGCTTTTAAAACATCATTAGATGAAGCCATCGATGCAGGTGTTCCTGGAGCAGATCAGTTAAAAGGTGCTAGAGATAAGTTTGCAAAGAACCTTGCAGATATTAATGTATTTGCTGATCGTCCATTAGTGAAGTATTTTGATAAAGCACCTACAGAGCTTGTCCCTGAAGATGTAGTTGTTAAACTTCGTGATGCAAAGCCTTCACAACGAGCAATATTATTAGATGTATTACAGAACAATCCTGATGCATCTAAAGTATTAGATACTGTTCGTAGATCTACTTTTGATAGTGTATTAAACAAAGGTAGAGCACCAGACGCTCCTATGAATTCACCTGAGTTTAACATTAATGCAGCATTGGCAGAACTATCTAAGAAAGACGGAGACTTTAACTTCTTATTTAAAACACCATCCGAGTTAAATGATGCAAAGTTAGTTGTAAACTACATGAAGAGAATTCTACAAAGCGAGTCTGCAACAGGAGTTAGTGGTGCTACAGGTGCAGCAGCGTATGTTGGTGTTAAAGCTGTCGGAGGAAATGCTCAGATAGCTAATGCTTCTAAAGGTGTAGTTGATGGTATTCGTAACTTATTAAATAGTCCTGCAGGATTTTCTGAAATATTATTTAATGTAGATTCTAAGGACTCATTATTAAAACTTGCTAAAGGTAAAACTACAGTAGAGTCTCTTGTAGATGCAACTACCAAGTTAGGTAAAGTAGCAGGAGTGTCTGCCCTCAGAGCAGGACCAATGATTACCCCTGAAGCATCTCCTGCAGAGTCATCTAATAGACCAGAATACTCTGTAGAAGAACTATTAAAGATGCAACAAGAACTAACACCACAATAAAGAAAAACCCTCTTTCGAGGGTCTTTTTTATACTTCTACTTCTTCACCATCATCAATAGACCAACTAAAAGTTAATCGAAAGATACCGAAGTCTAGTGCTACATGAGACTCTTCATCGAAGTACGGTACATACTCAAAGCCTACTGCGAATCCAAAGATCCAATTAAAAGATATTGTCATATTTCACATGATCCTGCTGTACAAGCAAGCATTTGTGCTCCTTCCACATTGTCATCAAACTCTAAAAATTGATCCCAGTTAACAGACTCTGGAACAATCGCCTTTAACGCTTCATACTCCTCTTTACTACACTCTTCATACGGTGCTTGACGATAAGTACCTCCGTCCATCGGCAGGAAAGATACTCCTGTGACTTCATCGAAGTGCTTAAACACCCATGCCCCTACGTCCATCCATTCGTTCTCTTTAACAGAGATAGTTACAGACGGCTTATGCTCACAATAGTGTCTCTGAAACAATAACCACAGACGTAGATGGTCAATAGCAGATAACTGTTCACGTAATAAAGCACCTTCAGCAACTGCTACAGGAAAGCTAAAGATTGTAGTGCTATCAGGCTTCATCACACAAGGTTCTGCTACAAAGCCAGACTCAATCATAAACTGTGTTAAAGGGTCTTTGTTATCAGCACGAACCCTGCGTATATAATACTGGCTATGCTGAGGATGTATGCCAGAAGCAGTAGAACATAGTTGGGAGACTGTTCCTTCTGGTTTAACAGCAGTGACTGCCACAGATTGATTGATACCAATAGCAGCAGCAAATTCAGCGTTAGTATCGATAGCGATTCCACGTAGTTTCTCCAATCTTTCAGGTAATAATGCATCATTAGGATTATTCAATAATGGATTATCCAAGATACCTGTCATTGAAACACCCAATAAAGCCTCTTCTTCAGTGTTCTTTTGCCATATCTTACGTAGGTATGGAAAGTTAGTTAAAGAGGCTTGGAACGTCCCTAGAATCGTTGCTAATCGAATCTTGTTAGTTAGCACCTCGATAGAGTCTTCACTCCGTACAATACATGATGATAGATTACAGAATTGATATGGTCTAAGGATAATCTCAGAACACGGATTAGTACCAAAGTCCTGCTCAGAATCTCTACGTCCATTCTTCAATGCTTGCTTCTGTGATGCCTCACGATTAAAGATACCACGTTCACCTGAGTGAGATTCATAGATAGAACTCCATTCACGCATGAACTGACCAATACCAGGAGTCTCAGTGTAAGTAGCTGAGTTGTTAGCTAAGGCTCTTTGACCTTGACCATCCCACCAGTTACCTGCTTTAGCGTGTGCCATCTTATCATCAGATAAGTCTGACAATGAAATCATCGCACTTCTCCGTACTCCGCCAACAACAACAACTTCCCCGATCTTGCACAGAATATCATGACATTCGAGCGATGATAAACGTCTACCAACTGCTCCTTTGAATTTGGATATGCAAAATAGATATAAGTCCTCAAGTGGCTTCGGTCCAGAAGCCCTGCCTCCGAATGTTTTAAGCCTCGCTCCAGCAGGTCTAACCTTTGATACATCGAATCTTGGAATTTCACCAGAATATAGTAAAGCCAATAACTGTCTAAGTGATTTAGCCCACCCTTCTTTAGAATCCGACACCATAATAGAAGTTTTACTATCAAACAACTGATCAGGTACTTCAGGTAATTGAGACACATACTTCTGCTCCACAGAAAAGCCTACTCCAGTGCCACAGAGGAGGATATACATCGCTTCATCAAATGCTTTAGGGTCATCTATAGGTAAGTAAGAACAATTGAATGCAGCTACGTTCTGACGCTCTAAAGCAGGTCCTGCGGTCATTACTGCCCTCATGGAAGGCATTACCTCTAAGTTAATTACAGCAGTCTGTAGCTCGTTACGTAGCTCAGGAGTGAGCGTATAGTTCTGCTTTGTTGCTAAGTGCTTTTCCATGAAATCAAAGTATCTTGCTACTGTCTCATTCCAGTGCTCACGTCTACCTAGATCATCTAAGTACCTAGCGTACCTAGATTTACCGATAAAAGTATTGTAAGCGGTCATTTTATATGTCATTCTCATCCCAATCAACGTGTTCATTTAATAAATCGTAACTATCTTCAATTAAATCAGGGAAAGCGTTTACTATGTCTTCTGAACTTAGGTTTAATAGTTCTAGAAGCAGTAGTTCGTCAACCTGTTTTAATCTCTCTTTAAGCTCTACTAGTGTTAATTGTGTCATTTATAAAAGTCTTTCTTAATTCTTTCATAATTCTCAATTAAGTAGTCAAGATAATGCCGTGCTTTCTTTAAATCCTCCACTCCATTCTTAAAGGGAAAACGGAGCAAGTATTTTAACACATTTCCTGACCAAAAGTCAAGTTTCCAAGAAGAAATAATATCAAATGGCTGGATTCCACGCATATAGTGATTTCCACCTATTTGTATCTCATTTGCATTCTCTTTCTTTTCTTCTCTAAACCGTTGTAAGCGTTTAAAATAGTCTTCTAAGGTTAGTTCTTCATGCATGATGTTTTAACTCCACTGGCGGTTTTACTGATTTTCTTCCTTGACTCCACGAACCACAGCCTGTGCACTGGTATCTCTGGTACGTGCCTGTAGTCGATACAGCAAACCCACGTTTCTGTACTGAATCCCCTCCGCAAGTAGGGCATACTTGTGCGTCACTAAAGAGATTCTTATTAGGATGGTTTTTAATCCACGGAAGAAGACGATCATACAATGCTTCGAGTAACACGACATCTTGTATGTTATACGTTTCCATGCGTTTCCAAGCATCTTTATCTCCGTTCATGCATTTAACCCATAACTCAAAGCCTTCGTGATCAGATTTCTTTCCTAGACCTAACCTCTGCGAAACATAATCGAGTTTATTGCTAGGGAAGCGAAACTGGCTACGGACTGTACGAAGGAGATCAATTTGTTTGTAGGGCGAAGGCGGTGTGAGTCCATGTAATAGAAATTCCTTATTAAGTGTTGGTATATCAAATTTAATACCGTTATAGTGAACTACAGCGTCTGCTTCATTCAGTAGTTTATGTATACCTGTGAGCATCTTCTTAGGCTTAGATTGATGGATAGAATCAAATATAATGTCTGTTGTCCCATGTGTATACCACTTAGCTGCGTAGCAGAGCACCTGGGAAGACTCTATAATCTGACTCAATGAGATATTCTGATCCCACAAACCCCACACATACGCAGAGTTTGGAGAAGACTCTATATCGAGCATCAGTATTTTCATTATTGTAACTCTAATAATGGTGTGTACTCATCAGAATCAATATCACGTATACCTATTCGTTCAACAATATCGTAGCCATAGATAGCACCTAAGAAGCTCAAGAAGTCATAAGTTACTTTTGGATGTGTTTCATCATATCCATAGTTCTGACGATAAGTTACTTCTTTATTAAGTTTATCTCCTTCAGTCTCCTGAAATGTAAATTCATAAAAGTGTTTAATTTCATCCATTTTTAGTTGCCCTTTCTAGTAAGTCTAAAAAATGATCCAAGTCCATAATCGCTAACGGAGACTTTTGATTAGCTTTAACAACTACTAATGGTTCTCCAGACTTATGTGCTTGTGCCTGTTCGTAAAACTTATAAACTGCTACTGTCTTTAACGATTTACATTCAATCGCATAAGGCACTAGTTTATATGCTGCTTCGGATAGCTTAACGTCCACTCCTCCTGCTCCCATGCTTGTTGATACTACGTCCCTTAAAGAGAGTTGCGGAAACTTTAGGAGTATTCTGTCCCTTACTACTTGCTGCAGTCTTCTGCCCTTGGACTTTGCTGAGCTTGTTAACAATGTTGAACTCCTTTCGTTCTACTATCCACTTCTTAGGAATGTGCATTCTACAATTAGAGTTAGTAAAATCATCACCCAATGTGTTTGCTACACAGATTGCATCCTTCGTTTCATGTACTAAAAACCCTACCGTTAAACACGTATAAACATCTGCTTTGACATTATGTTCCCATCCTGAGTCTGCCATTGCGTCAACCCATACGATACTAACTAACTTGGAGGCATCCATAATTCTCCTTCCGTCCTCTGTAACCACAATAATTGTCCATTCTCAAGGACTCGTTTTGTATCACCATCATAGGCTTTAAGAACAGTAGAATATAATTCTTCTTCAGTCTTACAGTCTTTAATGATCTTCTCAGCTTTAACTGGTCCGATTCCTTTGAGTCCAATGATGTTATCGACTCTATCACCTACAAGTATCTGTAGATAAAATGCTCTTAAACCTTCTTCTTCAGAAACAAAATACTTCTCTTTCTTACGATAGTTATAATGCCAACCACGTAACTGATTCAGGTCTTTATCGATATGTACCATCACCGTAGCACCCTCTGGGAGAGCATAAGCAGCGATTCCTACAGCGTCATCTGCTTCGATACCTTCAGTACAATGAAAGTGCCAACGCTTCTGTAGGTGCTCTCTAAGTGCCAGGTAATGCTCAGGCTTCTCAGAAATCCTTTGACCTTTGTAAGGTGCTGTTACAGCAATGTCATTACGGTAATTCTTTTTACCAGTAATCCATCCTTCGTAACTATCAGCATCTACATCAGCAAGGATTGCATGAAGAGCTTCATCGAGTCTCCATTTAGCCAAAGGCTCATCAATATCAGTACTTGAGAAGCCAATGGCATAAACCAAAGAATCAGAATCTATGAGAGCTTTACAGGACATCGTCTGTGATTGCTTCTGGGTCATAGGTGACTACACTCGTAACAACTAATTTCTTAATTGATGGAGCTTTACCGTGCTTAGGTGTCATCCGATGTTCGTAGGAAGACAAGTCAGCAACAACCTTTGTACCGTTACCAACTTCATCAACATTTACTTCAGAGCCATCTTTGGAAAGAGGCTTAAATAAGTATTGACTTTTAGCAACAATGTAAGAACCCATTGTGTCCTTGTGCTTAATCTTGATACCAAGACTCTCTAACTTCTTTACATCTGTTGTACTAATGTTGCCGATAGTACAT